AACAGAGTTCCAACCATAGCGTTGGATCGCCATGCTCGAGTCTTTCCATTATTTCTGAAATCGGTATATCCGACTCCAGAATGGACAATTTTGAATAGCTGCCGCTCGAGTCGCTCAGAATCACTTTTATATGATGCAATGGCTTTTTGTCGTTCGAGTTCATCGATACGGACTCCCCTCGTGTTCATTTCCAAGACCGGACCCTGAAGCGACCGTGACAACGCATAGGTCGAGGCGGTCTCGTTGCCGAGTTGCGGCAACAGGGCCTCGAGCACCTCCAGGGTCACACAACAATCGAGGCCGTTATAGACCCAGAGGTTCTCGGACTCGGACATAGTCATGCCCGGCCGGAGGAGGTCGGTGCGGATGCTTCGCATTAGTCCTCCCTCTTGATCGTGCCCTTGTGTTTCAGTCGGATACCGAGTTTCCAAGCCGACTCGTTAGTATAGACCGATCCCAGAAAGTCTAGTCCTTTCGGACTTTCTGGTTGGAGAGCGTGATGAAGGAGCATTGTATCATGGGTGGCATTTCGGACTGGGATGCCGTATCCTCTCCATAATCTATGGATGTCAAAGAGGCCGTTTTGGAACACCTTTTCTATGGGGTGATCGAGGACTCGTCGGACCCACTTCCAGGCGTCGAGTTCGGCAGCGAGGGTAGGCCAGTAATTCCCATCTCTTCGACGATTATCTTCGAAAGGTACCACGAGAGCCACTCCTGGGTTGGGAGCAAATCCGATACAGGTAATCCGCTCTCCACGAGTTTCAATATCAACGGCCAGTCTTTTTGAGGGTACAATGAACGAACGAAAGAAATCTTCGAGGTCTCCGAGAGTTGGCTCCATGTAGATGGTTCGCTGGGGGCGGCGGATTTCGGGGAACTCCGACTCGCGGCGCGCTTTTTGGAGGTCGAGGACCGTGACGTGACGGGCTTCGTAGGACCCTTGGAGGATGTAGGAGGGGTGGAATGTGGGAAGGACTTTGAGTCCGGGGATAACCGGAGACTCGGCAACTGCCCCTCGAAGTTTCGAAATTCTACCGTCCCGTAGTAAAGCCCAGGCGGCAGTCCCGCCCAGAGCGACCGCAACATTTGGTCTAATTGATTTAAGCTCTTCATAGAGGCGTTGAATTTCTGGAAGGTAGTCGTCGCGGATATACTTGCCTGTTGAAAGCGGGGGAAGTGCATGGCGAACCTCCTTTCGAGGGGCGCAAAGATTTTCGATCTTGTTGGAGGGCTTGGGTCGTAGATTGAAACAATTCGTGAGGTAGCACTCGTCGCGGACGATGCCCGCCTCGCGAAGCATTGAGTTCAGTTGCCAGCCGGCGGGGCCGACAAAGGGGCGTCGCTCGCGTTCTTCATGCTCGCCCCAGGCCTCGCCAACCAACACTATTCGATAGACGGCCATGGGCACCCCGCACACACATGAGTCCATGATCCATTGTCCTCTTGGCGGGCACTCCAGCCCGCTTCTTTAGCCTCGTGCCAGGCATCCATCCACGAGTCCTGGCCAGTGTCGAAGCGGTCGCCGCAAGCGTCGCACACAAATACGATCAGTCCGTCGGATCGGTTGATAGTCATGATCGAGGGCTCCCATCCGCGTTGCGGGTCAGTGTCACATTGGCCCACATAGCCACGGTCCGGAGTTCGCGCATGATCCAAGTCTTATCGGGGCCGTCTGGAAGCTCGGCATCGAGGACCTTGGCGAAATCTCTGAAGGACTCGCGAACGAGTTCCATCTGATTGAGTTGGTCGTTGGTGGGCTTCAGGTACATAAAGGTAGAGTCATGCAGTGTCATGGGACTTCTCCATCACTTTTTCTGCCCGACGAAGGAGTCGGGCACGGTTGAGGGCGGTTCGGGCGAGGTCGGCGAACTCGGGATTATTTTCGAGTCCAAGAACATATTTTGCACCAAGAGACTCAGCCGCTCGCAATGCACTTCCACTGCCACAAGTGGGGTCGAGTAGCACTGTATTCGCGTCCACAAGCATCCCGAAGAAGTGCCGCAACATTGGCTCTGGTTTCTCAGACATATGCTTGTCTCGAACGGTCGGACTAGCATAAGCGTTGGCCACAGATCGAACAATTTTTCTGTCGCCTTTCGATCCAAGCAGACAAGTTTCATAGATTTGGCGCGGACCCCGCTCGGGATCGGGAATAATTCCGACTCCATCGGACTTCATCCATACTAGGGGAATTGGGTTGATAGTCCAGCCCATCTGCTCGAGCATCAGACACGTCACCTCATACAGCCGATTATCGCCCTTCCGCATGGCGAACCAGAACATCAGGTGACAGGCGTCGGTCGTATGGTACTTTGTGGTTTTCCTCAGCGCGCCCATCAGATGGTGCCAGTGCTGGGTGGTGTCCAGATAGCCCCCGTGCGCGCCCGCGGCACCCTGATTGAAGGTGTTGGCCTCGATGCCGTAGGGAAAGTCACAATGGAGGAGGTTGAACTTCGGACTGACGTGGGTCTCGGTCCAGTCAACGAAGTCGGTTGTGAGGATTGGTTCGGGCTCGGGCGCCGCCGCTGGGGCACCCAGGATCTCACTGATGATTTGATTGTCTCGGCGCTCGGCGGCTCGCTTAACGATGCCGAAGGCCACGGAGAACTTTGGCAGATCGGCGATCCGGGGGTTTGACAGTTCGTCGGCGACCATCAAATAGGCGTTGGTCTGGACCCGGGACAGCCCGATCGCCTCGGCGGTGTCCTGTTGAGTCCACTTTGGGTCCTCAGAGGCGCGGAGGCGATGATACTCGCGGATTGCGTTGGTTTGGTCCTGCCACGTGATGTCCAGCCGCTTTATGTTTTCTTCCAACTCAATCGCCCGCAAGCGGGCGGGATCGAGTTCGTCGGTGTACTGGGCAGGAATGTTGGTCCAGCCGAGTTGTCTGCACGCGGTGTACCGGCGCTCGCCAGAAACCAACTCGAGTTCGCGGGTCACGACTATGGGGTGGATCAGACCGAGTCGGTAGATCGAGTCCTTGAGGATGTCCAACTTCTCCGGATCGATCTCTCGACGTTGACGGTTGTCTCGGTCGACTATGATGGAGTCCATAGGGACTAGGTGGAATTGTCCAGATGTCATGATGGCTTTCCAGTGAATGGTATGGCTATGTCGGAAACCGACATAGCGGTATCATCCGCTCGCCATTCACCGCACCACCACTGGCGACTGACGAATGGGGAGTGGGATTGGATGTTGATCTTGCCCGGGGCTAACTCAGTGACTCTGGTGATGGAGGGCGGATACCGTCGACAACAGACCGCCCCCGGATCGTCTATCTCGATTGAATAGATACAGTTACCACAACTTTTGATACGTTCCACTTGTGGCCTCCTCGAGGGGAGGGCCGTGAAGCCCTCCCCCAACGCGACTATATTGCGTTCCGTCTCCGACGCATCCGGTTCAAGAACCAGAGGCCAAAGCCGGATAGAAGCCCCGGAAGCCCTGCACCAAGCACGGGACCTGGGACGCCCACTGTACGCGGTGTACCTGGAAGTGAGTCGTCGACAAGTCCAGTGTTGCCGTTCGTGCCCGATCTGATGTCGAGCGCGAAAAAGGCCCCCTGAGCATCAACAATCAGGCTCTCGAGAGTCAGGCCGGTCCCCGTAATCGTGAAACTCAACGAGGTTGTTCCGAACCCACCTCCCTGCAGGCCCCAGAGTACACCGTACTCGAAGTCACCGAAACCGTCCATGTGGAAAGTTCCAGCGCTCTGGGGGTTGCCGCCCGGTATGCCCCATCCAGCTGTCAGACCAGAGTAGGTGATAACCGGGGTGCCTTGCAGGTCGAACCCGAAAGTGAGCGGGAACCCAGTATTGATGAAGGTGTTCCCGTTCAGGGCAGTAAACACAAACGTCAGCTGATCGACCGCCGTTTGTGTAACTTCCACCGTTGCAAAGGATGATTGCGGACCGCAATTTCCAGTGCAATGGTCTGACGTAAAGCTGAACGTCAGTTCATCCCCGACTGAGCTGGCCATAGCGGGCGGACAGCTCAGCAGGGCAAGTGCAGTGATAAAGGCTAGCTTCTTTATCATCCACAGTCACTCCGGACGGCTTTCGCACAGATAACGACCGGCCGTCCACTCGGCCGTTATTGAGGGCGGGTCGGAGGCCTCGAGGCTAGGGGGACTTAAACAGCCTCCGACCCTAGGCGCAGTCACACGTGCGCCGTCTTGTCGACCCGGTGGAACACCCGCTTTCCATCCTGGGACAGATCGTGCTTCAACACAACAAGGACCTGCTTGCCGGGGGCCTCGGCCTCGAGTTCGCGGAGGGTCTTATTGCCCTCCTCAAGGCCAAGGTGATCCACGAGAAACTCTCTGTATCGCCAGGCCGAATCGTCGGTCAGATAGAATGCGGTGCCCGCCCCCTGTCCCGCGATGAGTTTGCCAACTACACCGCCCGCCATCGCGATCTGCTCCGGGTCCACGTCTTTGAGGGCCGACAGAATTTTGAACTTGAATGTGCGGCACGGAGTCTTCTTCTGGGACGATTCCTCGGCCGCTGGCGGCCCGTCGACGAGGCAATGATAGGTTCCGACTGGGAGGGGTTTCGGGGGTTCTACGGTGGAGGCGGGGCGGTTCAGGATTTCTTCGAAATTGGCTACCATGGCTTTGATCTCCATAAGTTCGATTAGGATTTGTCCTAGGATACGTCTCTTGACTCTCATGAGCGAATGACTTCCACGTTCCAGGTTTCTGAGTCGGGGTCGCTGGTGTCTCCTATGATGAGGTCGGGGTCACTTTCAAGTGCCGCGATTGCGGCGTCTGAGATGTCGGCGTCAGTGGCGTCGGCGAGCTTCTGGGGCTCGTCGGAATCGCTCTGCTCTTCGAGCTTCTCCTCGATGGTCTCGATAATGTCGTTCGCGTCAGCCCCGACGAGATCGACTTCGTAGGTTCGAGTCACGGTAATCTGTAGTTTCATGGGCCCTCCTCTAACGATGAAATCGTCTCTGATTCAACATATTATCTCTATGAGAACCATTAGCGAGATTCCAGATACTGTTGTTAGTCGGATTTCCGTCTAGATGATCTATCTCATTTGGCCACTCCCCGTATGTGTATAGCCACGCAAGTCTATGTCCTTGATACAATCTGTAGTCTATACAGATCTGTATGTATCCTCTTGGATTTTTACATCCAGCAACTTTCTTTCTTCCTTTTTTAGCCTCCTTCCACACGAACAATCCTGTGCAAGGGTTATATACTATCATCTTTACCAACTGAGCTTGTGTAATCACGAGCGCACCGTCTCGAAAAAAGTAGCTAATCCCGTTTCGATCGGCAGTGTAGGCAACATTTTGAACGAGGCCGGATTCGCGAGGTCGATCATTGCGGTGGCAGTGGTTTGGATTTGTCTCTTGCCGCCCGGGCCTGTTTGCGCAAGCGCCACCGAGTTAAAGTAACGCGGAATTGTAGGTGACAGAGCTGAACCAATTGCCGTAGGATACCCTTTCTTGGTTCCGTCGGGGTTGTCGACGTAGCGGACGTGACTGAGGACGATGACATTGGTTCTGAAGGTCTCCGACGTGAGTAGCGCGAGAACGCCCTCGATAGCGTCTTGGGAATCCTTGTAAACCGCTCGTACATCGTACTTTCCATCCTTCGATTTTGGGACCAGGGGTTCGCGGAACGCCCAGGCCGCATCGGACATGAATGTCAACGAGTCAATCACCACCACCGTATCAGGTCCCCACTCGCTGGGGACGCCCAGATCGACCGCGGCGCCGTTGTCGGTGTACTTCCATCGATCGAGCATCTTGAGCCCCTCCACGAAGGCGGTCGCACTCGCGACCATCGGGCCGAGTGGCGTCGCAATACGCTTGTCTCGGAGCGTCCGAAACTCGACGTTCTCGAGGGCCTTTGGATCGGTCCGTCGAAGGACCTGGGCCAATGGGTCGAGACCGTTATCGTAGTCAAGTATTCTCAGTTTGTAGCCCTTCAGGGCCAGGCTCGCCAGGGAGCCCGTCTTGCCCGATTTCGAGTCCCCGATCAAGAGAAGTTTTGTGAACTCGCTTGACTGGTGGTTGTTGAGAGACGGCATGTGGTCGATCCTCTATGTCTAGAACGAGGTGCAGACGGCTACCGAGAACCTCGCCGATCCCCTCGGGTGCCTCGCAAATCATTCGGACGCCCTTGCCGAGTTCGGCGACGAGTTTGTTTTCGCGGCGAACAACCTTGACGGCGAACTCAATTGTGAGTGTATGGGGCATTAATTCCTCGGGATTAGGGGGTTCCACTCGCGCCGGACGAAGTCCGATTCGAGGAAACGGTCCCGAACTGAGGGCGACTTCGAGCAGACGTGCCTGAACACGCACCCTCCGAACTTGTGACAGCTCTTGTCGTTCATGGGCCAGTGCTTCGCGATGGCGTACATTCGGGCGTTCTCCAGCCACATCCGAAGGTCCTTCATCCATTCGTCGAGTTGGTCGGGAGTCTTGAAGATGAAGTGACGGACCGAACGACTGAAGCCGACCGCGATCTGCATAGCGTCGATGATGACCCCTCGAACCGGGGTATGGAAGGCGATCCGGGCGGCGACACTGTAAAGGGACATCTGGTTGTCTGGATCGTAGTTGTCGAAGTAACTCGAGCCCAGGGTCATCAGTGTGGTCTTTCGGTCCATGACGAAGGGCTCGCCCTGGAACTCGACCACCCGATCTAGATACCCACACAGGCTGTATGGGGTCCCATAGCTGAACTCGTAGTCAATCTCGAACTTGAAATTTAGCTCGACCATGGGCAAGCCCCCAACCATGATTTTGGTCTTCGCGGGATCGTTCTTAAAGCGGTCCAGATACCAGACAACCGACCGGATCAAGAACTCGCGGCACTTCAGTGACTTTCGATCGTTCGGATCGAGATTGATTGCGGAGCGCCAGGGTCCGACTCCGTCGGTCCAGCTATGGGTGAGGGCGTGCTCGACCGCGGCCTTGACCGATAAGTCGTGATCGATGCCTTTCGCGAGATAGCGATCGTAGATTTCAAGGGCTCCATGGTACAGTTGGCCAAACTTCAGGTCGACCGCCTCGTGCTTGGACGTCCAGCCCTCGATCATGTGATAGTAGTATTTGCGAGGGCACTCCTTGAGCCAGCCCAGGGACGTCGAGTCCCAGGCGATCTGATATTGAGTCTCAGGGATGAAGGGGCTGGGCTCGGTCATTTCTCGAGCCCCAGTTGTTTGAGGATGTCATCGGTGACAGGGCCGATCTTGTCCAGCAGATCGTTCGCCGACTTTCGTTTGCGCTCGGCGACCGGGACCTTGATCCCCAGATCGAATTGGGTCTGGGCCTCCCGCATTCGCTTGACGATGGTCTCGATGTCCTGGTCGGTGTAACCGAGCGGGTCGCGGGCGAATAGTTCCGAGAGTTCACTCATGTCACTTCGCTGTCAAGTAGTCGGTTGGGACACAGGTCCATTGCGTTCCGTCCCAGTTGCTCGTGATGCACTGAGTCGGAGGCGGGGCGGGCGGCACTGGTGTCGTGGAGATCTGGACACAGTGCCACGTCGGCGCGGCACCAGTGGTGCCTGGGCCGTATTGAAGGGCCATATTCGGCCCCATGCAGTATGGGGGTTGCCAGGCTTGGGCCAACGCCCCGAAGGGCACCAGTGCAAGTACTACCGCGTATCGAAGCATTATGGCCTCCATATGCTGAAGCGTTCGAACCATGAGGCGAACTCCGCGAGATTCCTCTTGTCGTCCCCCTTAAGTTCCTGGACGATTTCGAGGCGTTTCTCCTGCCAGTTCGCGTCCTCGCCACTGACAGCCTCAGTGATCAAATCGAGGAGGGTCCGGATTTTCTCTGGGGTCATTGGAGATGGGGCCTTTCTTGGAATTTCTCCCGATACTGATGGATCATTTCGCGGAAGTGCTGTATTAGGCGCTCCACATCCACCCCCTTCGCGTGGTTGGCCAGGATGAGAGCGGCGAGGGAGCAAAGACTACTGATGATCGTAACCCCTGTATCGGTCTCAGTCTGGTCAGACTCTCGGCAGCCATCAACGAAGTCTTTCATAGCATCAGAGATTGCTATCCGCAACTTCAGTTCGAGACCGTCGAGAATGTCCTCTTTGGTCATGGCAGGCCCTTCCATCGAGCCTCGAAACCGTCGCTCGAAAGAGCGGGCCAGACCCCTTCTGGCTCGGTTTCAGTCGGTCGGGGGAGTGGCATGGGGACGCCACTTGCCGCATGAGATCGGGACCTGTGCCTCTTCAAGGCGATGTGCCTTACGTGCCGCGAAGGACCATACCAGCATCGCTGACCATGGAGCACGCGGTAGTGCCAGTAACCGGCACGTACCGAAGGGGAGGGTAAGCTCGTCTGGCACGCCCAAGCGGGCGCGGACGAGAGCAGGAGGGCTGTCAAGATGAGCAGTTTGCGCATGAGGGACCATTCACTTTCTCAACAGGATGGAGGTGAGGGCAGTTCGGTTGCTTACGGTCAGGGCCTTGTACAGTTTGTGGAGATGGGTTTTGACGGTTCCTTCGGTGAGGTTGAGGGCTCGGGCGATTTCCTTGTTCGATTTTCCCAGGGTAACTAACGCAATCACATCACGCTGACGCCGAGTAAACTCGCCAGCCAAGCTCATAGGTTTGCCTCCTCTAGATCGAGTTCCAAAATCAGTTTCCCAGCGGTCTCTTGCGCGGCCCGTTCCTCGATCCGTCGGATGTGAGCGTGGACGAGGTCGCGAATGATCTTGGCGGCGCCAATACGAGTCCCATAAAAGGCCTGGAGTCTCTCGTAGTCGCCTAGATAGAGGTTGATGGTGTGCTTGACGATGGCTCGGTCTTCTTTGCGTCGCATCGGACTATCCATAGTTTCGAGGCGTCGAAGGGAGACTGGCAGATACTGATTAAGTCGAGATCGGGGTCTCGAGCCTCTCGGCGCGCGGCATACAGTTTCTGCCGCACGGGCTCAAGATCGCCGTTGGTCTGCACCTCCACGCCGACTTCACTGTGAAGTGCCTGGTACAAGAGGCCCAGGATAGGCTCTTTGAACTTCGACATCCTTCCCCCAGAGGTTTCGGGGAGAGGTCCCCATCGGGTAAGGACCTCTCCCCTTTGGGCCGCAGATCAGGGCACTGGCTGCCCGTCTTGCGTGCGGCTTACTGAGCAGCCTGGGCGGCCGAGTCGAGGACCTCGGCGACTTCCTTCATCGCATCCTCGGCGGCCTTCCGCTCCTTCTCGATCTGTTCCCGAGCGCCGGTCATCAAAGTGCCGTTCGGTCCCTGACGCTCGATGAGTGCCCGGGCGGCCTGAGTGACTCGGGCGGCGCCCCATTCCTCCTGATTGAGATCGCGCTCCTTGACCAGCCGGCGAACCCACTCACGAGCAACGTTCATGGCCAGGCTGAGAACCGGATCGCCACGAGGTCCGCCACCACCTCGGACTCCGAACTCGTAATCGGCCGCGTAGTCGTCAAGCTGTTGCTGGAGGACTTCGATGCCGACCCCGGCTTCACCAGCCTCCTTGACCTTCGACGCGAAGTTGTTGCGGAGGTTCTCATGGAGAGTCTGATTGAGGGCGCCAGCCTCGTTCTCCTTCAGAACGTCGCCCGCCTTGTACCGGATAGGGACCCGGAAAAGCTGCCCTTGAATGGTAATTTGGTCGTACTGTTCGGCCATAGGAGCCTCCTTATGTAGGATTGATTTCGGTCGCGTTCGGACCATCCAAATGGTCCCACATTTTGAACCATTTGTCAATACCCCTAACAAATTTATTTTTCAGTCGGTGGCAAGGCTGTCATTTGTTTGAGCAGTTCCTCGATGTCACCGTTCTCTGGTATCTCGATGATCTCGTAGTCCTCGATCGAGGGTCTCCTGATGATGAGCTGGGTCGAGTTTTTGGGGATACTCAGCACGAGCGCGTCGTAAGGAGTGCGTCCGTGCATTACGTGATCCATGGGATAGATCTGCTTCTTTTCAAGACGATCCATCTTCCGGAAGTGATTAAACCGCGCTCGAATAGCTACAGCTTTACCGTGAGAGCTAAAGTTCAGGATAAGCCCATTAGATGTTTCTAAGGCCTTATCGAGCACTAATCGAGCGTCATCGAAGGATAAGATGTCCTTGTTGTAGCTCATGATAGTTCCTCATCGAACCACGAACAAAACTCGTAGAGGTTGGTTTTCTGTAACTCACCAGCCTCCGCGCCGATTTCGTCTCGCTTGTCACGCCAGGGACTCGACTCGTCCTCGACGATGTCAGAGATCAACTCCAGCAACTTCTGAATCTTTCGGGCGTCCATTGGTAACCTCCTCGTTGAAGTCTTCCAGCTGCACCAAGTACAGCGTTTTCTTGGGGCGGGTCTCGATGACATAGCGGACGTTCAACTCCTGTTCCATTGCCTCGCCATCGCGGGCATAGGGCGACGGAATGCGCTGGGGATCAAGGTGGAACACCGTATCGAACTCGAGACCCTTCGATTTGTGGCCCGACATCAGTTGGATCGGGCCCTTGGCCGAGAAGATGTGCTCGGCGTACGCAATGGCACTGCCCAGGTCGTTGCCGAAGTTGGCGAACACTCTCAGGCACTCGGCCCGGTCCGTGATCGAGCCCGCGTCCCGGGCCTTCCGAAGTTTCTCCTGCTCCCAAATGTCGATGGCCTGGAGAACCTCGGCGCGCGAAAGTTTGGGGTTGTCCGAGAGCTTCTTGAGAGCGCGCACGAGCTGAGGCCCAAGATCAGTACCGACAAGGTGAATCCCTCGTCCGGCCCGAAGTAGAGCGAAAGCGCAAGTAAGCAGAGGAGCGTTGTTGCGGCAGATGATAGCAGCATGGTCAGGGATGTCATTGATGCTCCATTCAGGCAAGGCCCGGACTTCGCCCTCGATCGCCCAGGCAGGCCACTTCATGTGGGGCACGCGAGAGTGCGCCCGCTCGATCACCTTGATCGGACAGCGGAAGCTGACCGATAGCGTCATCTCGTGGGCGTCGAACCGCTCGATCAGGCGCTTCATCGAGCTGGTGACCGCGCCGCGGAAGGCGTAGATGCTCTGCCAGGGATCGCCGACCGCCCCGAGCCATCGATCGCGG